GTAAATCGAGAAAATCGGAAAAACTGCTAAGAATAAAGCAAGCGGCGCCCAAAGTGGACAAAGTACCCACCACCACGACCACGCTATCGAGCCGGTTAGTTTAAGGACTATAAAGATTAAAGTTAAAACTCCTAGGAAGCTCATACTACTGTTATTTTTTTCATTTGTACTCATTTTAAAATGTTTTAAAGGGGCGACCGGAGCCGCCCCGTGTTTATTAAAAAGCTTGTCGTCCTTTTTTCGGAGCGGTGTCCGGGATAATTGGGTGAGACTCGATAGGCTCCTCCGCTTGTTCGATTACCGGACTAGCCGCCTCGGGAGCTGTAACTCTGCCCGGAAAAGGAGTTGAGTTAATTAGAGCGGTGTAAAATTCAAGTTGTTCGGTGTCGTCCCAAACAAGGTTGCCCTTAACTTTAATCTGTTGCATTTTAGGTAAACCGTTCGGTTTATCTTTAGTGTAAAAAGCCTCGATCTTTTTACCATCTTGGTAAGGTACGATAAACTGATTAAAGCGGCCCGTCTCTTTGTTTTGGATATTGTACCCATTAAGTAAAACGTCTTTACTAAAGTCGATAACCGGGAGGCGGGAAAGGAAAGCCTTAGCCGGACCGCTTGAAAGCGGCAAAGTGATTTTAACTTTTGCGTTCGGCTGCTCAACTGTTGAAACGTCCATAAAAATAACTAATCGCGTGCCGTATTCGCTCGCCTCCGTTTGCACGTCGTAAATTTGTCCCTCGTAACCTTCATAAGATAACTCGTGAACTGTTTTTCCGGCGTTTGGTCCTTTTTCTAGTACTCTTGGTACTGCTCCGGTCGTGTTTTCGTCGACTCTCTCGACAAATTTACCGGCCATAAAAGAGAGCATTTTCTCTCCTCCGTGTGTTTGTGTTTTTGCTCCTCTACTCATAAAAATTAATTTAAAGGGTTGTTTTCTTGTTGGTCCTCCTTAACGCGGGACTCGTCTCGTAAGTGTTTGCCTTGTAGGTGGTCGGCGGCGTAAATTATCGCGGCTTTTAAAAAGTCGTATTTTTGTCCTACCATAACCAACGCGGCGCCGTGCTCGTAGTCGTAGCCGTCAAACTCGAGGCTTACGTCTTTTCTAAAACTACCGTCGGCGTCTCTTTGGGCCTCTATTTTAAAGATATAGTTTTCCATACTTGTTGGCTTATTGTTTCACATTTTCGACCGCGTCGGCCAACTTTTCCAAGTTTCTAAGGATTTTCTCGTCGTGGATTTTCCCGGCGATCGTGTTTTTAACTCGGGAGAAATTTATCTCCTTTGGGTAAGCTTTAAGATAAAGGGGGTAAATACCCACCGGGAGCCTTTTTTTAACCTCCTCGAGCTTTTCGTAAAATTCTAGTTTTGTCATTTTTGATAGTTTAAATTTTTTTTCTACTTTCTTTTAGCTGCTTAATAACGTCGCTACCGTAACTATTTAAAGTTAGCTCGATAAATTCGTTAACCGTAATTTTGTCTTTTTCTAGGTTAATCCCTTTATCGTTACAAAAAGAGCGGCGTCCAACGTCGCAACTGCCGGTTAAAAAATAGTGCCATTGATAAAAATCTTTAGCTTCATATTTTTTGGTACTACTGCTAAACTCTTCGTTAAATTTCTCTATTCTTTTCTCAATAGGCAATTTTTTTAAAAGTTTGTTTTGCAAGTCGTCAACCGCTTTTTTCAAAGTTTCGCCGTGCGCGAAAAAGTTCTCACCTTTTACGACAAAGCAAGCGGTAAGCGTAAGGTCGGAGTTAATTATAAAGCCTTTCGCTATATTTCCTTTAACGGTGTTCATTAATGTTTGCACGCCGTCAATTAAATATACTTCTTGGTTATTATATGTCTTTAAGCCGTCGCCGTAGCCGTAGCCGTCGCCGTAGCCGTCGCCGGAGCCGGAGCCGTCGCCGTCGCCGGAGCCGTTGCCGTCGCCGGAGCCGGAGCCGTCGCCGTCGCCGGAGCCGTTGCCGTCGCCGGAGCCGGAGCCGGAAAACGTATTTATTTTTAAAAATTCTTTTATCTTTTCCATACTGCAACGCTTTCAAGTACGTTAATAGCTTTCTCCGTGCAAGTTAAAACTTGAATAGCTTGCATAACTGTAAGCTCTTCAACTTCAACAGTAAAACGGCAATTTTTCGGTTTACTTGTTCCCTCTGTTGCTAACTGCTCAACCGCGGCGGCGCCGTCCCAATAATGTAACTTTCTTACTTTTGTTAACTGAACTTCGTCGCCTTCTTTAGCTGTTAACGTTCCGTAAAATACGCCGGCTCTGTCGGCTCTTACGATTACTTTTTTTCCGATTTGTGATTTCATTGTATTGATTGTTTTAATTGATTACTTAAAAAGTTCCCGCGTGTGCGGGCTTGGTTGATTTTTTATAAATATGCAATATCTTGGACAAGGTGTAAATCTTGCGGACAACTTAAAGCCCACGATTTTAAACAGACGCCGTGATCCCCTTTTCCTATTAGATCTAATCTACCAAAATAATAATGTCCTTTTTTAGTGCAAGCCACATATTCGCGATTGCTGTTTCTTTCTGATATAACCGCCCCGTTTTCATCAATTACCTTGTAATTAAATTTTCCGTTTTTTCTGCCGGTTTCGTTTTTGATAAGTTTTAAAGTTGCCATTTGCTTTTGTTTTTAATTGATTACCCCACAAATATACGGACCTTTTCCGAACTACCAAAAAAAAAGTAACTTTTTTTAATTAACATTAATAAGTTAATAAAAATTAGGTAGTGAATTAAAAAAGTTTATATCTTTGTTAAAATCTTTAAATCAAGAAATATGAATTTTTTAAGCATTATCGCGGAGCTCGTTTTCCAACTTCTCGCCCTTGCGGGTTGTATTCTATTAATTAAAGCTGTTATAAACGATGAGGACTAACAAAAAATATATAAGCGACTTCGTTATTACTAAAGTAGTTTGCGACGTTCTCGCGGTCGATTTTCACGACTTAATAAAAAAGAACGCGGCCCGACCTCTCCCGGACTACCGAACTATTTTAGTACTTTGCTTAAAAAAGTTCGGCCCCCCTTTTGGAGCTTCGACGAGGATCTCGAAAATATTAAATAGGGACCACGCGAGTATATTATACCTTTTTAAAAAAGGGCAAAACTTAGTTGAAACGGATCAAGATTTTAGAGTTAAATTATACGAATGTCTTTATAAAATAGAAAACTTAAACACAATGAAAGAAAAAAGCACTATTGAACTACTTAACGAGCTCCAAGACGCTCAAGTAATAACCGAGTCGTTTAAAATAATTCTCTTTAAAGCTATTGAACGCGAAAAAGAGAACGCGGTCGAGGCTGCTTTAAATACGCCAATAAGTAAACGAGAAAGTCAAATCTAATTAATTAACTCACCCTTTAAAATCAAATTAATCTAATGAAAGGAAAAACCCTAAAATTAAGCCGCCCGTTAATAACGTTCGACTTAGAGACTACCGGATTAAATCCGAAAACGGACCGCATAGTCGAAATATCAATAATAAAACGCTTTCCCGGAGGCAAAGAGCCGGACCTTATAAAGACGCGCAAAATAAACCCGGGGCGACCTATTCCGGAGGAGGTGAGCAAGATACACGGCGTTTATGACAAAGACGTTAAAGACTGCCCTAGCTTTCAAGACGTTGCCGAAAGCCTAGCGGATTTTATTAAGGGCTGCGACTTTGTAGGCTTTAACTCAAACCGATTTGATATTCCTTTTTTGCTCGCGGAGTTTGAGCGGTCCGGAATTTACGACGCTTTGGACGGCGCCGACTTTATCGACGTTTTTAACTTGTATTGTAAATTTAACCCTCGCACGTTGTCGGCCGCTTATTCCGAGTACTGCGGTAAAAGTTTAGACGCTCACAAAGCAGAGGAGGACGCTAAGGCCACGCTCGCGGTATTGGAGGCAATGCTTAACGAGCACGACCACGAGCTCGAGGACGATAGTGTTAAGGGACTAGCCTCTTTAAGTAAAAAGTCGGACGCGGTCGATATTCTCGGAATTGTTGTAAATTCGCCAAAGGGTCCCGTTTTCGCTATTGGCAAACACAAGGGCGAACTCGTTAAAGATTGCCGCGCTTATTGCGATTGGATTATTAACGCGAGCGACTTTAGTTTTAATACAAAAAAAGCAATTGAGAAAATTTTAAAAAATAGTTAGTTATGAAAAATGAAAAAATAGTATTGAAAAACAGAACAGTTTTAGAGGTCGGCGGAAAATATCGTCGAGAATCTTGGCACCCTGACGCTTATATCGAGATAACGCAAATATTTAAAGATGAAAAAAAGGCGCTTGGTTTTGTTAAGTATGTCCTTAGTGATGATAAAGAGCTTGAGCTTTTAGATTTGGAGCAAAACGATATAGTCGTTTTTTTGGATAAAAAACCAAAAGAAAGTTTTAAAACCTTTTTAATTGAGGTATTGAATGTAAGAAAAAAAGCAGTGTACCAATTTCCTATTTTAACTGACTCAATAGAAAGCGCAAGAAAGTTGCACCCGAAAGCTTTGTCGATAACTGAAATAAAAGCTTAAAAATGGAAAAATGTAACTGTTTGGTTTGCGCTGTTGATCCTTTATTTAACCACAAAGATATAAACCACGTTTTAAACGTTCTTAGAAGTTGCCAATATACTAGAGAAGAAAAAAAACGAAGTGTTAAAAAAGTGGGCTCTACTTACTAAGCATTAACCAAATAAAACCGGCCGCCGTGGCCACCGGGTAAAGTACCCGCTGTATTTTAAGGGCCGTAATTTTACGGTCCTTTTTTTTACTCTCACTCTTAACCTCCTCGAGCTTTCCACTTGTCTCGGCGAGCTGTTTCTCCGTTAAAACGGCCGTTTTCTCTACGTTGGCCGTGAGTGAGTCCTTTTTTTCTATTATCTTTTTTTGGTTGTTAATAGTTGAGTCCTTAACCTCGACAAGTGTCTCGAGGTCATTTATTTGCCCTTTCATTGCGTCTGTGTACTCAATAACCAAAGTGTCGGTAATTTTCACCGTCTCGCTCAAGTATTTAACCCTTTCTTTTCCTTTTACGACTTTGCTCTTAATGTTTTCCGCCCTTTCTGCGAGCGAGTCGTTAACGTCGAAAAGTTCGTCCACCTCAAGCAATAACTCCGCCTTTTGAGACTTTAAAATCGTTTTCTCCGCCTCTATTTTTTCGATCTCGGCAGTTAAGTTGTCGATTACTTTCTCGCCTCCGCAACCTTTACCAAAAAGGAGCAAGACAAGAAAAGTAATTATAACGTAAGGAAGGGCAAAAAATATTTTTTCTCTAATAGCCATAAAACTATACTTTGATAAATCCGAAAACTGTTTTAGGTGTAATGACTTTAATTGAGTCCGCGCTCTTTTCGTGCTCTCTCACGTCGAAGTGCAACCAACTAGGCGTATCTTTTGGGTGTTCTAATCTTCTAAGTCCTAAAGCGTGGAAAGCCTTCGCGTTGGCTGTTACTATTGCGTACATTTGCGCGCCACTCATTCCGGAGACGTGTAGATCCGTCCCGCCGTCGTTGTGAGTCTTACCTTTTAAAATTCTGTGAGCCGAGGCCGGGGCCCCTTGAGTGCACCGGTCCGTGCGAAGTCCGCACCAATCGGAATAAGATCCTTTTGTAATATCTTCGATAATTTTATCGACTGATAAAGTATTTTTGTGCTCTTGGTAGTAAGGCCACCAATTATTAATAAAACAAGACTTTCCGGCAAGCTCGCGGAATAGTTGAGCAATAGCGAACGCCTTAGGGTTAACTTTACTTAGGCCGTTATCCGGACTTTTGAAGTATGTCATAGGGTCGACAAACTCGTCTAAAAAAAAGTTTTTCGATACTGCTTTTCTTTCCATAAAATTAACTTGTAGGTTTATTTTCTGTTGCGTTTTCGGATTTTGGACCGCCGCCTCCTTTAAATTTTATAATTTGATCCGCCGTAACAAGGCCAATAAAAAAGGCCGCCGCCACCACGTCTATAACCAAAATACTTATAGCGAGGTGATCGCTTATAACCGGGAGGTTAAAACTTTGATAATTGGCATAAACGCCACAAAGCGCAAAGGTTAAAGCCGTCATTTTACGACCGCTGAAACCTACGTCTTTTTTATTATCGAAGGAGCCTAAAAGGCCGTTTATTAGTTCTTTTCTCATAAAGTTAGCTCGTAATTTTCTAAAGGCTTCGCTAATATTTTCAGTTATCATTTGTCCTCAAATTCTTTTGCAAGCATTTTTAATTGAGCCTTTATATTATTGATTTCGTGCCCTTGCTCGATAACCTTATCGACGTTGTTCATTACAATTTGATTAATATCGCTCACCCTTCTATTAGCCCGCTCGAGGTCCTTGTCGATATTCATTAAAGAGCTGTCGATCTTCACCATTGACAAGTTGATTAAATTAACTCGGTCGCTTAGGTTGTTGAAGTTTTTAACGTGGTCGATTAAATTATCCTCAATTCTCTTTAACGTGGTTTTAAGAAAAAAAGCAATTACTCCAATAATAGAGGCTAAAATTAAAGTGCTGTATTGCTCGCTCATTACTAAACCGGTTTTAAATCCTCCACGATAGGCTTAACTTCGATACTTTCAACGTGTTTCATTAACATTGTAGCCGCCTCGAGGCTTGCGTCGTGCGCTTGTTTCTCCACCGGGGCTTTTGTGCTAATAGTGTAAACGAAGTTTAAAGCATCAATTAGTTTTTGTTTTTCTTTTGCTTCCATTTTCTAAAGGTTAAAGGTTTAATTTTAAATTTCATCAACTACCGTTTTACCGGCTGCTGTTAAAGTCGCTTTTATTTTTTCATAACATTGCTCCTTAGTTACCCCCTCGGTTAACTCTTGAGCTCCGCCCTCGATGTTTTCGAGTTGGTAGTTAAAAGTTTTCTCGAAAGGTGGAAAAGTTTGAACCTCGACGCCTCCCTTACCTTTGTAATATTTTACCGGTAGGATAACGTTACCCGCTTTATTTTGGTAAAATTCGGAGATATGCAAATATAAAGCGGAGGTATTTCCCTCACTTGTTGCCGTTGTTGTTGTTACTTTTAAGCCCATATTTTTTTTGTTAAAGATAAAATTTTTTCGCTAACTTTTTCGCTCTCCTCTTTATATTTTAGTCCAACACGCGCCCGTTGCGTTATACTGAAAGGTTGCCCCGCATTTATTACGGATAGTTAAATTACTTGCTGTATTGGTATATATAACCTCTCCCGCTGCTGCACTACCGTAAGCGTCGACAATAGTAATAGCCGCGCCCGTCTCATTCATTATAGTTAACAAGTGCCCGCCGGCAACCCCCGCGATAATACTACCGATAGAAGTTAAAGAGGCGTTTGTTACTACTATTGTTGAGGTAGGGTGAGACGCGATCCTTGCATTAACTCCCGCGGCTGTGTTATCGTTAGATTGAGAAAGCACAACGTCTCCGCCAAAGGTTGCGCTTTTATCGTCTTTTAGTGTTAAAATATTTTCGCTTGAACTATTTTTAAATAATGCTGTTGACGTCGCCGACGTCGAGCCCGTCCCCGTTACGTCTAATCTAGCACTCGCCGACGGTCCGCCTAAAGCTAAAGAATTATAAAAGTACGACGTGCCCGTCGAGTTCAAACTTATTAATTGGTAGGCTTGATTACCCCAAATATCAATAATTCCCTGATTGTCCTCCGCTTGTACTCTGAATTTTTCAAGCCCTCCGTGTGATTTTGCTCTAATAACATAAAGCTCTTGCCCTCCATTAACCGCCGCATTAAAGAAGAATTGACCGCGGGACTCTGTTGTCCCGTTTCCAATCCATTTTATCAAATTTTCTCCTCCGGTGTTTTGTATCTGAAAAAATTGTCCCGAACCGTACCCCGTTTTTAATCTTAAATATCTAGTTTCGTCTGTAATTGTTAAGCTGCTTGATCCAATATTAGAACCTCCGGCCGCTGCTGCCCAAGTAGGCACTCCGGCAACCATAGTTAACACTAAGCCATTTGTGCCGGCCAATATTTCGCTAAAGGTGTTTGTCTCGCTAATATAAGGCAAAGATCCCACCGTCCAAGAAGTTTTTCCGGTCCCCCCCTCGGTAGCTGCTACCGACGCGATAACGCTTAATTGTCCCGTCCCGCCGATAGTTTTAACGAAACCGTTTGTACTTAGCAAGCTAAAAAGGTAGTTCGTCCCGTTGTCGGTAATAGTACTATCCGCAACCGCCCCGCCGGTTGCGCTAAATTTTGCTAATTTATTAACAGTTCCCGACCCTGACACGAAAAGCGTCCAATGTGCGGCGTTAAAAGCTCCCGGTCCCGTTACTTGGTTTGCTATATAAATAGCTCCTAAATACGTGCAACCTTGGCCACTCTCGTAAGTTACTAAAGTGCTGTAAGCTTTTAATCCAACGAGCGGCGCGTCCGTTATCTTGTTAAACATACTCGCCGCCAAGTTTTCCACCATTTCGCGGACGTCTAAAGGGCTAATCTGTTGGGTCGTGTTGTTTGGTAACGTGCTCAACGCTTGCGTTAAAAGGTCGTTTGTATTTTTTTGAACTGCCATATATCAAGTATTTTTTTCTAGTTAAAACCGTTAATCTGAAAACCTAAATCGAAACCGGAGCCTTGTAAAGGGTTACCCGTCCCCGTGTTTACGATCGTCTTTTTATCTGTGAAATATTGAGCCACCGTAAAGCCGTCTCTTGGCGTGTACTCAACTACCGACCCCGCCGGGATTACTCCCGCGATATTATTTAAAGCCGGGTTTTCGTTTAGTATCTTAACCGCGCTCGACGTGTCTCCGTATAACTGAAGGCTTAAGTCGAAAAGTGTTTGTCCGCTTGTAGTTACATATTTCGCCATAATTATTTGCTTATTCTTTCCCCCGTTATGTAAACTTGGTTGTTACTTATAACCACCTTATCCGCTCTATACCCGTCGCTATTAAGTTGGATTTTAATCGCTCTCTTAACTACTTGAACGCCGCCCGAGGCCCCTAAAAAACGCTTTACCCCTACGCCAAGCGTCGGGAACTCCTTCCACCAACCGGCGTAAGAGTTTATAATGTCTTGGACGTGTTGAGGGTCCGAGTCTGCGAGTAAAAAGTCGCCGGTCGTCGCGTCGATCGCTAAATCGTTATTTTCGAGCTTAAAATCTCTGCTTACCATAAGCGTAAAGGTAAAAAAAAGAAAAGGACCCGCGGCGAAGTGGTCCACGTTTTTAACCGTGTAAAATATTCTCGTTTTCGAGGTCGCTCTTTTGCGTTGTTGGCGCTATTGGCTGCATACTCGCAAAACTTGGCGCCAAAGGATAAGCTCCGGAGGGAGCTAAAGGGACAACGATCCCAATTAAAGCCGTGTAAAGGTCGTTAACTTGTTTCTCTAAAGCGTTTATCTTCTTAACCAACTCCTCGACCTTAACAAGGCCGCCGTATTGGTCCCCGCGTAGTTTTATCGTTTCGACTTCGGAGTAAAGGCTTATAAAAGCCGTGTCTTTACTTAAAAAAGTAGCGATAACAATAGAGTCGGCCGTCGGCGTAATTAAAAAAGGAGTCTCGGAGGTCCCCGCGATAAGCTTCACCGCTAAAAGGTTAGCGTCTCCGTTCAAAGGAGCGAGCTCCGCCTCCTCGCCGTTTACCTTTACCACCTTACAAATGACGCTATAAATTTCGTCGTTTGTCTTGGCTAATTTTCTTATTAAGTCTCCTATGTTTTCCGTCATTGCTTATTTTTTTTAGTCTGTTATAGGCTTTTGAACAAAAACGCCGTTGCCGCCGTCCTCTAAGTCGTAAATCTTTTGCTTTATAGTTACGTCTTGGCGCCCTCCAATATCCCAACCGAAACGAGTTACCACTTTAGTAACTAAGTAGCCGCCGGACTGCTCCGGGATTTCCAAGTTAATAAGCTCGACCACGTCCCCGTGATTAACTAAAGGAGTGGCAAAAATAGTAAATTCGCCGTCGTAACCGCTGTATCTGTACTCCTTAACTAAACGGTCCGCCGTGCTCTGCAAATCCTTTAAAGTGTAGTTATTAAAGTACATAGTCCGAACCTCCCCGTTTGGGTCGCCGCTAGTGGCCTCGAGAGTGGTATTTTTATTGTCGATGCTCTTACAAACTACCTTAATTTTGCGCTCCGTGGCGTCCACATAGTTAAGTTTTTCGCCGTCGATAAGCTGCGGCGTTTGAAACTGAAAGCGGTGAACCTTTTGCAACTTCTTATTTATGCTTAACCCTACATAAAGAGTCCCGTCCCTAAAAAAGGAAAAAACTCCGTGCTTTGTTCTTAACTCGTCCAAAACCGCGGCCGCCGTCGCGTTATTTATGCGAAAGTTGCCGAGGTTTTGCTCCGCCGTTATTTCGTACTTAATACCCGCCGGAATTATTTTAGCGATAAGCTCCGATAGCTTAGGATTTTCTAAACTTAGCGTTAAGCTCGTTTTTTTAAGTTGGTAAATTTCATCCTCTAAATTAAAGCGGAGCGGAAACTTTTGTCTTATTCCGGATATAAAGCCAACAAAACAAGTTCCGAGAGCTCCGTTATAACCGACCTCAATCTTTGCCTTGTCCCCAATCTTAAAAAGTGGATTAACTCCTCGGACGATACTATCGACCGGAGCGCCGTCCTCCGTTACATAGCGCAACTTTTTAGGGATAACAAACTCCGCCGTGTCCGTTAAATTGTCATAACTCGACTCGACTTTTACCTCGGTACAAAAGTCGAAAACTTGCTTAACGTTGGCCCCGGAGGAGTCGAAAAAGGTAATTTTGCTATCTAAGCGGACCATAAGGAGTGAATTATTTTCTTAAAACTGTTAACTCGATAGGGTCGTCTGAAACGGCCGATATTTCAAAAAGTTGCACGTTTTGCGTCCCTTCCACTTGCGGAAAACTAAACGACTCTATTACTATCGTCTGAATATTAAATACGTCGTCTAAAAATCTCGACGCTACGCCGATAGCCGTCTCCGCCTCTAAATACTCTTTTAGCTGCGCGACCTCCTCCTCCGGATAACGTAAAGAGCTCGGAGAAACTAAAGCCCCGCGTATAGTAATTTGATAGTCGCCTTTGCTAATATACTCTTTAACGGTACCGCTTACCCCTTGTATATTGGTTTTAATTATTTGCTTTTGCTGCGATACGTCAATTAAAACGGTGTCGACCTTAAAGTTTTCGTTTTTGTCGTCGTTCTTATAAATCTCGCCGTAGTTCACCGTTTGCCCTTTCTTATCCTTATAAGATCCCGGAATAAAAATAAGGTTAGCAAAAACCGGAGTACCTAAGTAACTTGTAATTTTAGGGTCGTTTTCGTCCGGGTCCTCCTCATCAACGCTATAAAATTTAGATCTCAAACTCTGCAAACCGAAACCTTTTAAAACGATTTCCGGGTCCACTCTTGGCGAAAAACGTCCGCCTATTTTATCATAGCTTTTCATATTATTGAGCAATGTTATTAACGTTATTCACCGCACTTAAAAGGGCTTGAGCGACCAAGTCCTTAGCTCTGTTATTAATATCGTCGAGGTTGGTCGCCGTTACGTTAAAAGTCTCGATAAGCTTACCAATACTTATATTAATACTCGTCGGGCGTCCCGACTTAACGGCGTCGACGCTTGTACTCGATTGCTTTCCGCCCGCTCCCGCTCCGGCTGCTCCCGCTCCGGTCGCCTTTACTAAAGATTGAGACTTTAAAACGTCGTTAAAGTTTGCGTGTTTTTTTTCTCCGGTGTCCGTCTTTAGT